GCTTAAGGGATGGGAGAAGGTAATTGTTTCGAGCGACAAAGACTTTCTTCAGCTGTGCAATGATGAAACTGTTTTGTTCCGTCCCATTCAAAAGAAAGTTCACACTAAGCTGAACATAGTAGAAGATTATGATATCCATCCACGCAACTTTGCAATGGCCCGCGCCATTGCTGGGGACCCTTCGGACAACCTCTCTGGGGTCCCGCGGGCCGGATTAAAAAGTATTTCAAAAAACTTAAAATTTCTTAGAGAAGATAAAGATGCGACATTGCAAGAGATTTTTGATTTTTGCCTTCAGACCGACTCCAAGGCTAAGTTTTTCACGAACGTTTTAGGGTATAGAGATGTAATTATAGAGAACTATAAATTGATGCAACTGTATGCCCCGGCGCTTTCGTTACAATGCCGGCAGAAGGTACACTATGCATTGGATAATTTTGAATATGATTATAACAAAACGGAGGTTATTCGTATGATGAATCAGGATGGCTTCGGGGTATTCAATTGGAACGATCTCCATGCAACAATGAATCGCATGTGCCTTGACAAGGCTCTGAAAAAGTAGTAACATTAGACATGAGGGAAGCAATGAATATAAGTGGTGGTGCGGTTAATTTTTCTAAATATGGAAAGTCTTTTCAAGAAAAGTTATGCATGCTGATACTCGACGATCGCTCTTTTGCTGATCAGATAGAAGAAGTACTAGACGTAAGTTTCCTAGAATTAAACTATCTTAAGCTATTCTTAAATAAGATTTTTGCTTACCGGAAAAAGTACGGAGTTCATCCGTCTCGCGATATTATAAAAACGATTTTGCGCTCTGAACTAGATAATGAAAACGAACTTACGGCGAAACAGACACGAGAGTTCTATGTACGCAGCCAAGTAACCACGCTTAATGATGTAGAATACATCAAAGACACTTCGCTAGACTTCTGTAAGAAGCAAAACCTAAAGTCGGCCATGGTAAAGTCCATCGGCCTCCTTCAGAATTCATCTTTTGATGAAATATCTCAAGTTATTAATGATTCGCTCAAACTAGGAATGGATAATGAAGAGGGCTATGACTATAAAAAGGATTTCGAAGAGCGATTTAAGCCCAGATTTCGAAACCCTATTACTAGTGGGTGGCCCCTTCTCGATGACCTGTGCAGGGGAGGCCTGGGACAAAAGGAATTAGGGGTGGTTATTGCGCCTACCGGCGCGGGTAAATCCATGGCCTTGGTGCACCTAGGGACCCAAGCTCTTCGAGAAGGAAAGACAGTCGTTCACTACACGCTTGAATTACAAGATACGGTGGTTGCTTCTCGTTACGATTCGTGCCTTACCAAAATCCCTCTTGAAAGTCTTACAGCATTTAAGGAAAAGATTTACGAGGAGGTGCAGGACATCACAGGTAGATTAATTATTAAGGAATATCCCACTAAGACGGCCTCTACCCAAACTATTCGCAATCATTTAGAAAAGTTGCGAATGCGCAACACTACCATTGATATGATTATTGTTGATTATGGTGATCTCCTTCGCCCCGTCCGATACTTAAAAGAGAAGCGCAACGAACTCGAATCTATTTATGAAGAACTTCGGGCAATCGCGGCAGAATATGTATGCCCGGTGTGGACAGCCTCCCAAACTAACAGATCCGGATTAAATGCCGAAGTTATTACGATGGAGTCAATCTCTGAAGCTTTTAATAAGTGCTTTGTTGCAGATTTTATTTTTAGTATATCCCGCACCGTTGAGGATAAGGTAACCAATACCGGTCGCCTCTTTGTTGCCAAGAATCGTAACGGCCCTGATGGGGTCGTCTTTCCACTTTTCATGGATACGTCCAATGTATGCATTAAGGTGTTGGAGCCTTGTGCGGGAGACGAACTCGTCGAAGTGAGTGCCAAAAAACAAAAAGAGAACTTGGTCGAGAAGTATAAGAAATTTAAAAAGAAGAATGGAGGCTAGATAATGTTTGATGAGAGCACAGTAAGAGAGGCTACGCTTAGATATTTTAATGGGGACGAGCTAGCAACGAATGTCTTTATGACCAAGTATGGACTGCGAGACAAGAAAGGCCATTTTGTTGAGAAGACACCCGATGATATGCATAGGCGCCTCGCCAAAGAGTTTGCTCGGATGGAAGACAAGTTCGGCGCGCGCAAGTCTAATTACTTAACGGAGAATGAAATCTATTCGTACCTTAAAGATTTTAAATATATCGTTCCTCAAGGATCTCCTATGATGGGGATAGGAAATAATTATGTTAATGTATCGTTATCTAACTGTGTCGTGGTCGACAATCCACAGGATACTGTTTCGTCCATTGTGGATGCTGGCAAAGACCTTGCTAACTTGTTTAAACGTCGCTGTGGGGTTGGGCTTGATATTTCTGATTTGCGCCCCGAGGGTGCTCCCGTTAACAACTCTGCTCGGACTACTACTGGGGCTTGGAGTTTTGCTGATTTCTATTCATATGTTTGTCGTATGATTGGTCAGAACGGGCGCCGCGGCGCCTTGATGATTTCCATGGATATTCGACACCCTGACATTGAAAAGTTTATTAAAATGAAGCATGACCTTACAAAGGTTACAGGAGCGAACATTTCAGTTAAAATAACTGATGAATTTATGAGAGCGGTGGAGAACAACGAAACGTTTTCTCTACAATTTCCTGTGGAAACAGATGCGCCAACTCATGTGAGTGAGGTGGAAGCGCTCACGTTGTGGGCAGCCATTGTGGAGTCTGCTACACAGACGGCCGAGCCCGGGCTCTTAATGTGGGACAATATAACGAAGAACCTCCCAGCACACGAGTACGAGGATTTTAAGACGAAGACTACCAATCCCTGCGGGGAAATTCCACTCTCCGCTTATGACAGCTGTAGACTAATTTCTTTGAATTTAAAAAGCCTCGTAAAAAATTCTTTTGAAAAAAATGCAGACTTTGACTTTAATAAGTTAAAAGTCATCGCCGCCGCAGGGATGCGGCTTTCTGACGATTTAGTCGAATTGGAGTTGGAGAAACTAGAAAATGTTCGCCAGTGGGCCGATACGGATGATGAAAGAGAGTTATGGTCTAAATTATTTAAGGCAGCCTACAACGGCCGCCGGACTGGTTTAGGTACCCATGGTCTTGCTGATGCCATCGCCCGCCTAAATCTTGCGTACGATAGCCCAGAAGCTCTCGTAATCATTGAGAAAATCTATGAGACACTACGTAACGCCGCCTATGAAGAGAGCGTATATCTTGCCCAAGAACGCGGTGCCTTTCCGGCCTTCGACTGGAGCGTCGAAGAAAAGAACGAGTTTATTCAACGTCTTCCCGAAAGCTTAAAAGCCTTAATTGCACAATATGGACGGCGCAATATTTCTATTCTCACAAATGCTCCGACGGGGTCGGTTTCGATTATGTCCCAAACCTCCTCGGGTCTGGAACCGGTATTTAGGAATACCTATATGCGACGTCGAAAGCTATCACACAACGAACAACATCTTGAGCCTGATCACACGGATCAGATGGGGGACCGTTGGGTGGAATATATAGTGCACCACCATAATGTGCAGACATATCTTGATTTAATGCAGACCACCGAAATACCTGATTTCTTTGTAGAATCCGATAATATTAATTGGCAACAACGAATTGCAGTGCAGGCGGCAATTCAGAAGAGCATTGATCATAGTATCAGTTCCACTATTAATCTGCCCAAAGGAACATCACCGGCACTCGTGGGAGATCTATATATGGAAGGTTGGCGCCAAGGACTGAAAGGGGTGACCGTTTATGTTGAGGGTTCACGTTCGGGCGTCCTCCTGGCTGACTTCGACCCGGAGGGATTTCCTCAGCACAAAGCGCCTAAGCGCCCTATTGAATTGCCCTGTAATATTCACCATACCACCATCAAGGGGGAGCGCTGGCTCATTCTGGTGGGACTTATGGATGGGAAACCTTATGAGGTGATGGGCGGACTTTCAACTTTAATTGAGATTCCCAAAGATAAGGCCGAAGGTATTTTAGTAAAGAACCCACGTAAGACCATGAATTCTGTTTACGATTTAAAAGTTGGGAAGAATGGAGATACCGTAATCATTAAGGACTTAGTTAAGGTTTTTGATAATCCGAACCATTCCGCCTTCACGCGCATGATTTCTCTGGGTATGCGCCATGGGGCAAGTATACAATACGTGGTGGAACAGTTACAAAAGGATCGAGACAGCGATATGTTTAGTTTTGCTAAATGTATTGCGCGCATCCTCAAGAATTATATCCCAGATGGCCAGGAGGCAACAGAACATACTTGCAGCGAATGTGGGACTGATGGCTTGGTGTACGTGGAAGGGTGCGTAACTTGTAAGAACTGCGGTTTTGCCAAATGCGGATAGATATGATTCAGCTTACCCACAACGCCATCGACCAGCTTAAATCTGTTCTTAAAGAAAAAGAGATAGTAAGGATTGCAGTTAAGGGAGGTGGGTGCTCTGGCATGACATACGGACTGGAGGTTGAGACGGAAATTGACGAAGAAGATATCGCACTGGCTGTTCCAGGACTGCATCTTTATATTGATCCTCATAGTGCAGAGATGCTTAAGAATACGACCCTTGATTATGTTTCCGGCCTGCAGCGACAAGGGTTTGTTTTCAACAATCCAGATGCCAATACTACATGTGGTTGCGGCTCGTCATTTAGTTAGAAAGGAAAATAAAATGACATTTATACCAGTTAATAACTATCTCTATGTGAAAACCATAGAGGCTAGCGAAACAGAAGAGAGTGGTATCCTACTACCCCAGGATTACCGTGCAGTAGAGAGTCCGTTTGCGGTGGTTGAAGTAATCAGCCCTTACATACGCGAAGATGAACAGTGCGCGTACGGGTGGCCCCCCGGATTGCAACTTGTCGTGGAAGCACACATGCTCCGCGACATCCAGCATAACGGCCAAACCTTCACGGTCATCAAGGAAAACCACGTAATCGGTATTTTATCGGATAGTTAGACTATTTATAAGAGATGAAATTAATAATGGAAAACTGGAAGAGGTTTTTAAAAGAAGTCACAATTACTGGAACCGATGATGGCGAGGCGATTAGCTTTGATGACCCGGAGGTAGTTCGGAGTCTTATAACGCCTCCCGCCGGCCACAATGTCGCCGGTTCGGAGAGTTATTGGTCCATTGAGAATTTTATCGGCGAGTTGAACCACGGGCTCTTGCGCCGACGGTTCGACGCCGGCTTCACATCTAAAAGAGCCTTGCGCGCCGACGGTTCTTCTGATGACTTACCCGTTTTTCTCCATAAAGGCAACCCCGAAGCAATAGAGATGCTGATTGCTGTAGGGCGCAAGAACGACATTAACTTCGAGATTAATTAAATCAATCCCTTGACCTAGTCCATCATCGGTGCTATACTGGCACTATGATGAAGTTGCCTCCTCTTGAATACACCCTCGACAACGTAGTCCTTGGGTGGCGAGAGGAGGCGGTTTCGTTCGCGCGAGAGCACGGCTATCACCTGATTGTGAATAGCGACCAGCGCCCCTTCCACCACTTCGTTGGATACCAAGACATCAAGAGCAAGTGGTATGAGGGTATTTTTGATCTGGGACTGCATTCCCTCCTGCCTATTCCGTTTGATGTAGAGCGAGTAACTCTAGAGGGTGGAAAACTTAAAGTTGTCACCACAGGCAATACAAAAGTTCTACTTAATTTTAAATCTCTCCATCTATTTGACTTAGATAACTGTGGATACATGGGAGCAGAAGAGACAGTCTCCGACTATTTGGTACACGATATGTTTGATATCACAGCCGGGTCACGCCTAGGGCGAGACATAGTGCTTAACCTCAAAGATAGTTTCGTAAAGACCATCCGGTTTGTTCCCTCAAATCGGATAGATAGAAACACTTCGGGCGATTTTAAAGACATTATTACAACCAGCATTGTAGCTGCGCAGGATATCAAAAGTTTTGAGTATTCTCAAACTGTAATTCGCATCCTAGTAGAGCGGAAGCTGAAGGAGCACGAGATTAAACAGCCTGATGGCAGAAGCCTTAAGGTGCGCCACTCCTTCCGCCACACAGTAAAGGACACATTTGGTTTTAATATTACTGACGAGTTGGATGAGAGAATAGTCCTTCATGAGTAAATTAAATATGCCGGCGATCATCCCGGTCGCCGGAATGAGTGCCGACTTTGGGCTAGAGTGGGATGCCTCGTTAGTCTCGGTGGGCCCTAATTATACAGCGCTGGAAGCAGCGGTGTATGAATGCTTACATGCGGGGATTACTTCTATTTGGATTGTGGCCAACGACGATGTGGCTCCATTGCTGCGGTACCGCTTAGGAGAATACGCGACTGATATTGACAGCATTCAGCGCGGCACGTTCGTAAAGTTTGGCCATACCAAGCACTTGGAAGTGCCGATATACTATGTTCCCATTCATCCCAAGCACCGAGATAAGGTAGATAACTATGCGTGGTCCGTCATCTATGGGGCAAATGTAGCCTACTGGATACACACCATGTTTTCAAGGTGGACGCAACCCGACCGATACTATATATCATTTCCGATGGGGATGATGGATCCCAAAGAAGTTTTGGAGCACCGCTCTATACTACGTAAAGGCGCCCCCTTTTATTTCTCTTATAACGGAAAAACGGTTAAGGACGGCCTCCCCCTGAGTTTTGTGATAGACCCAGACGAGTGGCGACGCGCCAAAAGAATTATTACAACTAATGCCTCATATTATAAAGCACCGCCTGAGGGCGAGATGCCGTCGGAACGCCTGCCTAAAGAGGAGCGGTATATATCTCTAGGCTATGGCTTAGAAGATGTTTTTGGGGGGGCAACCGACGGAACCACTCAGGAAATGAAAAGCTTTTATGACTTGACTTCCTGGGCTGGATATGTTAAATTTATATCATCGGAACTTGGTGAAAGAACAAAGCGTCCGAACACTAACACTATGTATAGAGGGAGAAGCAAATGACAGATAAAAAAATTCCTTTCGTAGGGCTTCACGCACACAGCGTAGCGGGTTCTATATTCGATGCCATCGGTTACCCAGATGAGCACATGGATTTTTGCTATGAGAACGGGGGCGAAGCACTCGCTCTCACAGACCACGGGAACATGAATGGATTCTCACACCAGTTTTTACACTGGCAAAAGATGAAGTCCGAGGGAAAGGATTTTAAGCCTATCTTTGGGGTGGAAGCATACTTCTTGCCCTCTATTGACGAGTGGCGGGATGACTATGACCGCATTAAGGAAGACGCTAAGCTTGCGAAATCATTGGCAAAACAGGGCGATACGTCCGGAGCTACGGTTGAGGACGAAGAAGCTTCGAAGAAAGCTATCAAGTCCGTTATCAATCGTCGACGGCACCTCATCCTCTTGGCACAGAATCAGACAGGACTCAACAACCTGTTCAAGTTAATCTCAGCGTCATACAGAGAAGAGAACTTCTATCGCTACCCGCGCGTAGACTATAAAATGCTCGCAGAGCACTCTGAGGGAGTCATTGCTGCGTCTGCCTGCTTGGGAGGGCCCTATGCTGGCAATTATTGGGAGAACCGCGAGGAGGGCCCAGAGGCTGTGAGAGAGGCGATGAGGGAAACGACCCGTCGCTTCGTAGGAGTCTTCGGTGACCGTTGGTATGGAGAACTTCAGTGGAATAATATTCCAGAGCAACACGAATTAAACCAGCACATTATTGAGGTGTGCAAAGAGTTCGATGTTACCTTAATTTCAACAGCGGATAGTCATTATCCCAACCGCGAAGCATGGAAAGATCGGGAGCTTTATAAGCGCCTAGGCTGGCTAGGTAAAGGAACCCCGGCGTGGGCGGAAGACAACACAGAACTTCCCCCGGGTGTAGAAGAGATCGGCTATGAACTCTATCCTAAGAATGGAAATCAAATCTGGGAATCATATAAGCAATACTCTCAGAACCTAGGAATAGAATACGACGATGACTTAGTAATGAATTCTATTACCGAAACGCACAACATCGCATTCAATCGGATTGAGACTTTTGTCCCCGATACCAAGGTGAGACTACCAGACTTTGTCGTTCCCGCAGGATTCACAGACGCAGAAGCATTGGTGAACTATGCCCTGGAGGGGCTCCGAGAACGCGGACTGCACGAGAAGGAGGAATACACTACTCGCCTGCAGCAAGAACTAGATGTTATCGAAGACCGCGGATTCAGTAAGTACTTCCTGACTATGAAGGCAATTGCCGACAAAACCAACGAGGTTCAGTTGACCGGTCCGGGCCGAGGTTCGGCTGCAGGTTCGCTAGCGGCATACGTCCTGGGCATCACGCAGATTGACCCCATCAAATATGGGCTTCTCTTCGAGAGATTCCTGCGTAAGGATGCGACGGACTATCCCGACATTGATTATGATGTTGCGGAGCCGATGGAACTCAAGGAAATGCTGATGGAGGACTGGGGCAAGAACTCAGTGATTCCAATTTCAAACTGGAATACTCTTCAGTTGAAGTCCTTAATCAAGGACATTTCTAAGTTCTATGGAGTGGAGTTCGGGGAAGTCAATAAGGTTACTTCTACGATGATTGCAGAGGCAACCCCTGCTGCAAAGATGAAGCACGGAATTAAAGCAGGAGTGTATGCTCCCACTTGGGAAGAAGTTATGGAACTCTCCCCCTCTTTGCGCGGCTACCTAATAAAGTATCCACACATTAAGACGCACGTTGAGGCACTCGTCGGACAGGTTCGTTCCTGCTCCCGCCATGCGGGCGGCGTCTTGATCGCCGACGACTTGAACGAGCATATGCCAATCATTAGTTCGGGAGGCGTACGCCAGTCACCGTGGGCGGAGGGCCAGCACGTTCGGCACCTGGAACCTCTTGGGTTCATTAAGTTTGATTTGCTGGGCTTGTCTACACTTCGTATGATCGAGGGTGCAATTCGCCACATTTTAAAGCGACACCATAATAATCCAGACCCCACATTTGAGGACGTAAAGGCGTTCTACAACAAATATCTGCATCCCGACAAAATTGACTTTAACGATCAAAAAGTATACAAGAACATTTTTCAGAAAGGTAATTTCGCGGGTATTTTTCAATTCACAGAGCAGCGGGCACAGGAATTCTGCGCGAACGCAAAGCCGAAGTCTTTGATTGATATCTCTGCCATCACTTCGATCTATCGACCAGGGCCACTATCGGCCAATGTGCACGAGCAATATATTCAAGCCAAAGCAAAC